AGCCTTGGGATTTCTGAAAGCGATCTTATGAGAATGGCTTTTCGTGTGCTTAGACAGAAGTTTATCGAAAACGGCCTGTTGAAAGATACAGGCGAATTGCCGGAATAACGCCGGTACAGAATTTATAGGCAACGCCACAGGCCTTAAAACAAGGGGCAAATCATAAAACGGACAACGATGGACAGCTCGGCGGGATAACCAAGACGTGGGGGCTGACTTAAAAAGGAAACGCGCTACCAGGGGCATGTGACGAAGCGCGAATGTTGAAGAGTGGTCAGCAAGCGAAGGTAAATAGTTTGCTGGTGGGTGCAGAACAGTCATGGGGCTCAACAAAGCCTAACTGCATCAGCTACCGATTGTTGTTTGGGTAGCTTCAGGGTGTGTTTGGAAGTTTTTTGCCCTGTATCTCGCTGGGTGTGGTTTTGACCACCTTTGGGCGAGTTATGCCTTTTTTACCCTAGCAGGGAGAGTTGTTAGTAACAAACAACCTGCTAAGGATAACTAGAAGCACTAAGCAGTAGGTAATGCGCGCGTATGTGGGCGCGAACCAATTTAGCGAATTTTGGGATAGCCCGACGGGGCGAAAACTGGAAATCCTAGCCAGCCTCCCAAAAACCTTTCTAGGACTGACATAGGAATCAGACGATGACGCCAAGTAAAGCAAGCAAAGCAGGGCAAGCGTATGAGCGTGGCTTTTTAGCCGCACAAAACCATCTTGCAAAGGATTCAAACCCTTACAAATTAAGTTCCGTCATTCATTTGAAATGCTGGTGGGACAAAGGATTCGATGATTATCAACATCCTGCCAAGGATAAAAATTAACCGCCGTTTCTCGCACGGTCACATTAGCCCGAAATCCGCCCGGAGAATGGCGGACAACAAAAACCCCGGCAGCCGTGAGAAGCAAACACCGGGGTTTTCAAAAAACAACGAGGAAATTATAAATGAAAACCGCATTGATAGCGAATGAAAAAGCGATTGTTAGGGATATTTCAAAAGCATTTCAGCGCATGGAAACGGCTAAGCGTGGTTATGTCTGCGCCGTCATTGAGCTGGGCGAAAAGCTGATTTTAGCAAAAGAAAAAGTGCCTCATGGTCAGTGGACGGCATGGTTAAAAGCGAACTCGGAGTTCGGTTTTGATGACCGTCAAGCGCAAAAATACATGATGGTTTCAAGCAATAAATTATTGGTTTTAGAGTATTTCAGCGACGAAAACTCTGTCAATCAACTCACAAAAGCAATCGCAGACGCCACGCCTGAACAACTCGAAAAAGTAGAGCAGTTGAAGCGAGAAGCCGAAGAAAAAGCAGCGCAAGCAGAAGCCGAAAAAAAGCGCAAAGCGGCAGAGCTGGAAGCAAAACGAGTCGAAGAAGAAACACTTTCGAAGGTGCAAACAAAAGAGCCTGAAATTATAGAAGGCGAGTTTGAAGAAGTCAGCAAAGAAAAGCCGAAAGAACCTGCGGAAGACGTTAAGCCTGGATTTGTGCAGGTTGAGGCTGAACATTTAGAAGAACTGCAAGACCGCTATCACGAAACCATTTCGGTCAATGAGTCATTGACGAAAGAGATTGACAGTATCGTCAAGGTATTTGAGTCTAACGACCAGTTGACAACTGCCGCCGCAGAAATAAAACGATTGACCGATACCAACACCGCGTTGGATAAACGCCTGCAAGGGCATTTGAATTCTTGGCAAAACGAACGTCGCGAACTCATTGGAACGCTCAACGCATGGAAGCGCCGCGCTGAAAAAGCTGAAAAAAAGCTGGCGGAGTTGGGCCATGGCAAATGAGCTTACGTTATTTGACTATCAAGAGCCGATTGTTAGTGATTTGCAGGCAGGATTTGCCGCAGGCCATAGAGTACAAATGCTGGCATTAGCTACCGGTGGTGGCAAAACCGAGGTCGCCGCTTATCTGATGAACCTTGCTGCTAATAAGGGCAATTGTTCGGCTATGGTAATGGATCGTCGAAAGCTGGTAGACCAAACTAGCATGAGATTGGATAAATATGACATTGACCATGGTGTGATGATGGCGGGCCATTGGCGCTATCACACGTACAAATCAATTCAGATTTGCAGCACGCAAACATTAGAAGCCAAGCAATCACTGCCGAATACCAAGCTGATGATTGTTGATGAGGCTCATTCAAGCCGTTTGTTCATCAATGAATTCATCAAGGCAAATACCGATGTAAAAGTTATCGGGCTTTCAGCCACACCGTTTACAAAAGGCTTAGCAAACGTTTACACCAATGTTGTCAACGGCCCAACTTATGCCCAACTGATCGCCAGCAAGCGCCTTGTTCCTTTGCGTGTCTTTGTGGCAAAGCAGATTGACATGACCGGTGCCAAGAAAGTGGCCGGCGAGTGGTCACAGGCAGAAGCCACAGAGCGAGGCATCAAGATTACCGGCGACATAGTTTCTGAATGGATCAAAAAAACCCATGAAGTGTTTGGAGAGCCGAAAAAAACTATCGTGTTTTGCGCTGGTGTTGCTCACGGTGAGCAGTTGGTAAAAGAGTTTGCAGCGGCTGGATATAACTTCGTCAACATCAGCTACAAAGACGACGACGACGCAAAAGACGCGGCATTCGAGGAATTCAAAAAGCCAGATTCATCCATCCATGGATTGATTGCCACCGACATTTTGACAAAAGGTTTCGACCAGGGAGACGTATTGATAGGCGTTTCTGCCAGACCTTTTACCAAGTCATTTTCAAGCCATGTCCAACAGCTTGGACGAGTCATGCGTACAGGCGAAGGTAAAGAGTTTGCCTTATGGCTTGACCATTCCGGCAACTATCTCCGCTTTTTGGATGACTGGGAGGATTTGTATCACAACGGTGTCAAAGAGCTTGACGACGGCAAAGAAAAGCCAAAACCAGAGCCAACAGAGAAAGAGAAAGAAGCCGCATTGTGCAGCAACTGTGGCAATCCTTGGGGGCCAACCGATGCTTGTCAGCATTGCGGACATATCAGGCCGCGCCGTAACTCAGTCATTCAGTTGCCTGGAGAGTTGCAAGAAATCCGTATCGGTAACAGCAAAGTTAAAGCCGCTGACAACGCAAAACAGCTTTATGCCATGTGCTGCACCTATGCCAGAGAACACAGCGCACCGGATAAGCAGCGCGGACGAGCAGCTCATATTTACAAGGACATTACCGGCGAATGGCCTCCTAGAGAATTCATTTTTGATCGCACCCCGTCAGAACCTATAAGCCAGCCTGTTTATGGACGAATCCAGCGCAAAAACATCGCGTTTGCGAAAGGTCGTCGAGCATGAGCGCTTTGGTTGACATCAAGATTCAAGCGGCTGGGCGATGGGTATCGATTTTTCAAAGCCTGGGTATGGACTCGCGCTATTTCAGCGGCAAGCACCAATCCTGCCCATTGTGCGGTGACGGCAAAGATCGTTTTCGATTTAACCGCGCGACTGAGTATGCACATTGCAACCAGTGCGGCAGCAAAAGCCCCGTTGATTTAGCGATTGCTTGGCTATCCAAACCTTACATCGAGACGGTGCGAGAGATCCGCGCTGTTTTAGGAGACACACAAATGACGACTGTTCACCCCACAACCGATACCGCTAAGAACCAAGCCCGAATTGATGCGATTAAAGCCACGCTGAAACCGTTGAATGGTCGATGCGCGGCATCTCAATACTTAGCAAAGCGTGGTGTGACATCGATGCCAGAACGAGATTGCTACTTTGCGCCAGCGGTGGATTATTGGGGAGAAGTGGACGGCAAGCTCATGAAGTCTACGTATCCGGCGATGGTGTCTATTTTTCGCAATTTGGAAGGCAAAGGCGCAACTTTTCACATCACGTACCTCACACTGTCTGGCGAAAAGGCCAAGGTTGATCAGGCCAAAAAGGTGCTGCCGGTGGTGCTGCCGCTATCAGGATGTGCCATTCAGCTATTCAAGCCCACTGATGGGATATTGGCGATTGCCGAGGGTGTTGAGACTGCATTAGCGGTTCATCAGCTTGACGGCCTGCCGGTGTGGGCGAGTGGTAACGCGCAGCAAATGGCAACCCTGGAACTGCCACACTTAAAAGAGCTTTGGATTTATGCGGATAGTGATCCCAGTTTTACCGGACAGTCTGCGGCCTATGCGTTAGCGAGACGCTACGCAGGCAAATTTAAGGTGCGCGTGAATACGTTGATCGAGCGTCAGTGGATTGTAGATTCGGGTGAGCGTTACGATTTTTTGGACTACGCGCAACAGACCTTCAGGACGCAACAAGCCGCTTGAGCGAGACGGTCATCAATTTGATGACGGCTTTTGACGCAAGGCTATTGAGCGCAAAGTTTAGCGATGGCGACGTTTACCGTAAGAACTGAAATTGATCGAGATGCGGTGCTGGCAGTGGTTCGGGAATCCGTGCTGCCGCAACGTATCGAGGTTAAAGCCTACAAGAAAAACCGCTCTTTAGCGCAAAACAGATTGCTGCATATGTGGATGAAATGTCTTGCCGACCATTGGCATCAGTCAACCGGCGAACTGTTCTCGCCAGACGCTTGGAAGATACAGTGCAAGCGTCAGTTTCTAGGTGAGGAAGTGGTGGAGCTGCCTGGGGGAAAGCTGCTGGAGCAGGTACGCAAAACCAGTGAGTTGAACACGCAGGAATTTACTGATTTTTTAGAACAAATTGAGATTTGGGCGGCTGACGATTTGGAATGTTTGTTGCCCAGGCCCGATGAGTATTACGAAGCGATGAGATATGAGCGTATTGAGGAAAACGGCTAGAGGTCAGCAATGCATGGTCAGGATTCCAGGCATTTGCAATCACAACCCAGAAACCACCGTACTGGCACACCTCAACGGCGGCGGCATGGGCAAAAAGCATCACGATTTATTCGGTGCGTTCTGCTGCTCTGACTGTCATAACGAAGTGGATCGTCGAACCATGAAGAAAGGAAAAGACTTTGTTGATATGTGCTTTTACGACGGCATACAGCGCACACAGCAATGGTGGCTTGATAACGGCTACGTGACAACAAAATGAATAAATTCAGAAACCGCAAAACCGTCAGCGATGGCATGACGTTTGATTCAAAGAAAGAAGCTAAACGGTATCAGGAATTGCTGCTGTTAGAGCGTGGCAAAGAGATTTACAACCTGCAAACCCAAGTTAGGTTTGAGTTGCTGCCCAGTCAAAAGCTGGAAGGCAAGACGATAGAAAGACCCGTGCATTACGTGGCTGATTTCGTTTATCACCGAGCAAGCGATGATCGAATGGTCGTTGAGGATGTGAAAAGCGAAGCAACCCGAAAATCACCCTGTTATGTCCTGAAGCGAAAGCTAATGCTTTTCAGAGAAGGCATACAGATTCAAGAAATCTAATTGAGAAAAATAAGAATGGCACATAAGACACATGATTTATCAGTAGTGATTGGCGAATACACCGACCGCGATGGCAATACGAAGAAACGGTATCAGAATGTTGGAGCGCTGATGCAGGGCGATAACGGGCCATTCATTATGTTAGCGAAATGGTTTAACCCTGCCGGGGTACCAGACAGCAGAGGCGGCGAGTCACTATTGATTTCATGCTTTGAGCCAAGACAGCAGCAAGGTGGTTACCAACAACAGCCACAGCAAAGACAACCACAACGCCAAGCACCCAGACAAGAACAATACGACGCTGAAGCTGACATCCCATTCTGACGATGACTGATAGCGAATGGTTTTATCAACAAAGGCCTGATGCCACAGAGGATCAAGAAGATGCCTTTCTTGAGCGTGTGGCCATCATGCTGGAACACACGCCAAGCCCTTCATGGGGCCAGGTGGAATATGCACGTAAACGGGCGTTGGAGGGGATGAAATGAATCGATTACTTAGAGCATTACACGCAGCTTTACTGCTAACGCTTGGAGCGGCTGCGATCTGGATTTGTTTAATGTTGGTGGCTTCATGAAGCTGCCTTGGTTTTGGGGTGCTGTGATGGTGATCAATTTGATGATGATTTTGCTTTTTGTTGGAGTGATGTTTGCATTATTGAGTATCAATGCACTTACCCAGGTTGCCGAAAGACAGTCGAAAGCAAAGAGCAGCCTTATTGCCAGCACGGACAAGCCCAGGTGGCTATGCGGCGATCGGTCACCGTCACAGGCTCACGGTATGAGCCTAAGCCCGCGGCACGAAGTATGAAAGGGGCTTATTCAGAGTAAAACCTAAGCTGGCCGGGTAAGTGCCAGCACCATCAAGGATGTTGTCTATAAATCCGTAAAAAGATCAGGGCTGGTACACCATTTACCTCTCGCGGAAAGTAAATATAGACCTTTAGACAACATCCTTGATGGTGAATGCGTAGGCGATACGCGACCGTTAATCGAGAGAACGCAGGACGCTGCGTACGGTGGAGCTAATACGCTATCAGAAACAAACTGACAAGGCGTTGCGGCAAATCTGGCCTATGCCGGGATCGCATCCGGCCACCGTCAACAAGTTCCCGCCGCCTGAGCGTTAGAAAGGCCGTGGCCGGACGTTACCTATGCCTGCGGAAAGCATCAGCCAAAGTTAATGTGATGCGGGTGCGGCACCTAAATGCAAACGCCGACATGCGCTGGACCATGCAAGTCGTCAGTGTGGGTGATTCCCTGGAAATAACGAGTTGTAGGGTAGCCTTGCAACAGCTAGACAAATCAATCCAAGCCGTGAAGGAGTGGAAACCCGAAGGACGGCACCATCAAGACAAGGCATTGGCAGGCACGACGCCGGTCAGTGGGTGCAGGCAAGGTAGGCACTATGGTCGCGACTAACCTACTTCCGGCCCTTAATCCCGGCACTCTGTGCGGATCGCAACCGCAACAGTGTCTTGTCTTGATGGTAAATGTCGCACGCTCACTCGCCAATGGCGGACAGAGGTAGCCGTATCGCCCGGCTTTTAATAGGCGACCTACTAACGGAGGATAAATGACACTTAGCTATTTAGAACTGATTGAACTGATTGAAGACGGTGTGATTGACGCAGACATCAGCCAAGTGAATCCGACATCCATAGATGTGCGCTTAGGTGATCGCATCATCCTCGAGTCGACTATCAGCAATAAAGTCGTTGATTTGGCTGCAAGGGAAGTGTTCGACGCCTACGAATTCACGATGGGGCCAGACGGCTATGCATTGGCGCCGGGTGAATTCATCCTGGCGCACACAATGGAAACCTTCAACCTGCCGAACGACATCACGGCAGAATTCAAACTGAAATCGAGCGGGGCAAGGACCGGGCTTGAGAATGCTTTGGCCACATGGTGCGATCCTGGGTGGCATGGATCGAAACTGACGTTGGAGCTGAAAAACTTTCTGCGCTTCCAGTCTATCCGGTTACGTCCTGGTGACCGCATAGGGCAGATGGTGTTTAAACGCGTGACGCCTGTACCAGAAGAGCGCAGTTATGCCACTGTCGGACGGTACAACAATGATTCATCAGTGCAGGCGGTGAAGCTTTGAGCAAGCACGAAGATGAGGTTTGCCGCTTGATTCAAGTCAGGGCAGACATGGGGCTGTCTAAGTACGGCACCACCATGGAGCGTACCGACTTGAACGAAGTGGATTGGCTCAGACACGCACGGGATGAGGCGATGGATTTGGCTGTTTACTTAACGAGGCTGATCGATGATAAAACCAAGACTCTTTAAGCGCGGTGGGTTTTGGTACTGCCGGTGTGCTAAGTACGCTGGAATTGGCTGGCATTGGCAAACCGCTTGGCAAAATTGGTGCATACAAAGTGGTGTTGATTTATTAGAAAATCATAAAATGCTAAAATAGAGCTAGACAAATCAACTTAGGTGGCAACATGGGTTTGCTTAATTTGCTGAAAGAACAGAAAGACGCGGCACTGAATGACTATCAGGGGTTGCTGTCGGCTTATCCTAATGCAAATAAATTCTTTAGTGGCTTGGTGCAGAATTTAGCCGCAGTAGCTCCACCTGATCCAAGAGACGCACAGGCAAGTCAAGCGTATGCAATCAATCGGGCGTTTGATATACCTGGCGGGTTTGGTGGGGCTATTGATGTGTGGCATGGCTCACCTCACAAATTTGATGCTTTTGACATGAGCAAGATTGGCACAGGCGAAGGGGCGCAAGCTTACGGGCATGGGCTTTACTTTGCTGAATCGCCTGATGTTGCAAGGGGCTATCAAGACAAACTATCTGCCGCTCAAGTGATCGACGACCAAACCGTAGATGAAGGCATTAAAAATGCCAAACGAATGATGACTATGTGGGGCGATGGCGATCAAGCAAAAAGCTATATGCAAAGGGTTTATGGTTACGACGAAAATCAAGCTGAAACGTTAATGCAGAAAGCAAGAGAGAATCACGCAGGCAACCTCTACAAAACCTCCCTGCAATGGCCAGACGCTTCAAGAGAAGCAACCGACCCACTAGGGCCGCAACACTTTCTGGATTGGGATAAACCGCTGAGTGAGCAGCCTGAGATTGCAAAATTGCTTGGCGATGATGGCATTAATTCATTGTCAAAAGGCTATGAAACATACAAATTAATTGAACAATTAGCAAGAGAATCAAAGCCTGATAAAGATTTAAAATCATTTCAATCAAGGAATGAAGCTGTTGATTTTTTTAATAAGTCTTTGCAAAGCTGGAAAAAAACAGGGTTAGGGGACACTTTCAAGCCAACTGCAAAAACTATTGACAAATTATATGCAGTTGAATATCCAGTTTTGAGCAAATACAACAAAAGTGGTTCTGGGCCAGTAGAAGACGCAAGCGCTTATTTAAAAGAACTAGGCATTCCAGGCATTCGCTACCTAGATGGCGGAAGTCGTGGTGCGGGTGAAGGTTCATACAATTACGTTGTATTCGATGACCAAGTCCCAAAGATATTAGAACGCAATGGTAAGGGCTTGTTAAAAAGCTTTACAAAATAGAAAAAGTAGGTTTCTTTACGATGGCAGCAATAAAAGGACAAGAGAAAACAGTAGGCTCAGGCAGAAAAAAAGGCGTACCCAATAAAATGAACGCTGACCTGAAGAATATGATTCATGGGGCGTTGCAAGATGCTGGAGGTCGTGAGTATTTGCTATTACAGGCACATGAGAACCCCTCGGCCTTCTTAACGCTGGTCGGCAAGATTATCCCGAAAGACATCAATCAAGAGATTAGCGGTAATGTCGGCTTAATGGCGAATATTATTATCAATGGCGTTAAAAAAGATTGATATCAAAGCCGACGTTCCCGATGCGCTGATCCCTTTAGCGTCACCCGCACGGTATAAAGTCGTTTACGGTGGTCGAGGCAGTGGTAAGAGCTGGACAGTAGCGCGGTTACTGGTGGCGCTATGTGTTGCAAAACCTATTCGCGTCTTATGTGCTAGGGAAACCCAACGATCAATCACTGAGTCAGTGCATAAGCTGATTAAAGATCAAATCGATTACCTTGGGGCGCAAGAATTCTTCCAGATTACAGAAAACAAAATCTCATGCGTCAATGGCTCGGAGTTTAGCTTTGCGGGTATTCGTCAACAAGGCGTTGCAAACCTAAAAAGTTATGAGGGTGTTGATATTTGTTGGGTTGAAGAAGCCCAGGTGGTTACAAAGCGTTCATGGGACGTTCTGATACCGACCGTTAGAAAACCTGGCTCTGAAATCTGGATTACCTTTAACCCTGAGCTAGACACTGACGAGACTTATACCCGTTTTGTACTTTCGCCGCCGACCGACTCAATCGTTATCAAATGCAACTATGCACACAATCCGTGGTTCCCAGCCGAACTAGAGAAAGAGCGTATCGACTGGCTCGAACGTGATCCGGTCGGCTACAAAACCACCTGGGAGGGTGAGTGTAGGCCAGCCGTTGAAGGCGCTATTTACGCTGTCGAGATGGCATCTTTGCAAGAGCATGGGAGGCTTTGCAATGCGCCGTATGATCCACTCTTAAAAGTCCACACTGTATGGGATTTGGGCTGGAATGACTCAATGGCGATTGCCTTAGTGCAAAGAGCCTCATCGGGCGAGATCAGGATCATCGATTACATTGAAGACAGTCACCGCACGTTAGATAGTTACGTTGCCGAAATTCGCGATAAGAAACTGAATTGGGGTATCGACTTCATTCCCCACGATGGCCGCGCTAAAGACTTCAGAAGCGGTAAGTCTTCAGAGGAAATACTCAGGGCATTAGGCCGAGTGCCATTTGTGCTAAGTCAAAGTGATGTCGAGAGCGGTATCAAAGCCGCACGTATGATGATTTCACGCTGCTGGTTTGATCACAAAGCTGGCGGCCTGGTCAATAGACTCAAGCGCTACCGAAGGACGCAGAACTTGACTACTGGCGAGTTTGGGTCGCCCTTGCATGATGATAATTCCCACGGTGCAGACTGCTTTCGCTATATCGCCATGGCCGAGCAGCAGATGACCAATGACGATTGGGGCAGTCAAACACTCAAGTACCCAGAGCTTGGATATCACTAGATATAGTAAAAATTACCCATAAATCTACACAAAAACACTATATCTAGTTGTTTTACTATTAGAATGCTATAAAATACTAATCATTAGTTACTGTCGGGAGACAGCAATGAAGTTTCTTTCTGATAGGTTCAAAGAACTATCGACCTGGCGCGCCCTTGTCTGGTGCGCTACCGCATTCGGTTTAGTCACACTTTCCCCAGAGCAAAGCAACGCCGTGATGGCTGTCGGCATGGCTTTAGCTGGCGGCATAGGCTTCGGGCCGGATAAGCTCAAATGATGGATGAAGACCGCTTTATAGAGCTGTTAGACAATGCGCTAGATAAACGCGCAAGAATCGACGCCAAATTGCACGGCGCTCATCACGATTTTGTTCAGCGTTGGATCGAAAAAGAAAAGATCAAAGCGGAGCGCTGGGAAGAAATCAAACGCCAAGTCTTTGGCTGGGGCTTAATCGCCATCATTGGCGCAATCGGCACGGTCGTCGCTAAAAAGGCTGGTATTCAAATATGAATGATGACCAGTTAAAAGCCCTCCTCGATACTGAGATCAAAAACTCTCTAGGCTACAGCACCGGCCAGCTTGCGCGTGACCGTGAGAAAGCCCTTTACTATTACTATGGACAAGCCAAGGGCGATTTAGCGCCCAGCTCTATCGAAGGCCGTTCATCGGTTGTCGATACGTCGGTGATGGACACCGTTGAATGGATGCTGCCGACAATCCTGCGGATGTTCACTGCTGGGGATAAGGTCGTCGAGTTCCAGGCCAAGCGTGAGCAGTTTGAGGAGCAGGCCAAACACGCGACTGAGTACATCGGTCATCATGTGTTTAAGGTTCAAAACCCTGGTTTTAGCATCTTACACACCTGGTTCAAAGACGCGATGCTGTCGAAAGTGGGCATCGTCAAGGTGTGGTGGGATGTTACGCAAGACGAATCCCGCGAAGATTACAAAGGCTTGACCGACATCGAGCTAGGGATGTTGCTGCAAGACAAGCACGTTCAGCCTATCGAGCATTCTGAATACATTGATCAGATGACTGGTGAGATGTGCCACGACATTGCCGTGAAACGCGTTGTGGATAAAGGCTTCTGTCGCATCGAGAACGTTCCGCCTGAAGAATTCCTGATCAGCCGTCGCGCCAAGAATTGCGAAGATGCGCCTTTTGCTGCTCACAGATTTGAGCGCACGATAGGCCAGCTTAAAGAAGCAGGCTATAAAAACGTTGATAACCTGTCCTCTGATGATTCAGATGGCACGTTAGCGCCTGAGCGCATTACCCGCAAGCTCCAGAATGATGAACTTGGGTGGCTGCGTGACACCTCGCAGACCAATGATCCGTCGATGCGTAGCGTTTGGGTGACTGAATGCTTCTTGAAAGTCGATTATGACGGTGACGGCATCCCAGAGTGGCGCAAAATCACCAGAGTGGGTAACACCATCCTTGCGAATGAGGAATGCGACGGCAACCCGTTTGTGACGATCACGCCGGTTCCCATTCCTCACCAGTTTTTCGGCTTATCGGTCGCCGATTTGGCGATGGAAGCTCAACGGACTAAAACCGGCTTGATGAGGGCCATGATTGACAACATCTATTTGTCAGTCAACGGTCGCACCTGGGCAGTCGAGAACCAAGTCAATCTTAACGACCTGCTGACTAATCGTCCTGGCGGTGTGGTGCGCGTGAAATCGCCTGACGCTGTCGGCGCGCTGAGTGCTGGCGCGGGTAATCTGCGTGATGCTTTGGGCATGATGGACTACATCGACCAAGCGAAGGAAAACCGCACTGGTTTCACCCGTTACTCACAAGGCGGCAATGCTGACGCACTGAACCAAACCGCGACTGGCATTTCGATCATCACCAACAAAGCCGATATGCGCTTGGAGTTGATAGCACGAAACTTTGCCGAAAACGGGGTTCGTCCTTTGTTCAGCAAAATCTTGGAACTCATCAGTAAATACCAAGACAAGGTTGATCGAATCAAAGCAACCGGTGGTTGGGTGGATATCGACCCTCGCGAATGGAAAAACCAATTCACTCTTGCAGTGAATGTGGGGCTTGGCACAGGCAATAAAGACGAAATCTTGCAGTCATTGCAAACCCTTGCAATCGCTATGGGCCAAGCGGCACAAGCCGGTATCGTCAAGCCTGACAACATTTACGCGGCGGCGGTCAAATTGACTGAAACGCTTGGCTTCCCGAATCCATCGCAATTCTTCACCGATCCATCGACCTTGCCACCACCAGAACCGCAACCTGATCCGGCCTTATTGCAAGTGCAAGCGGCTATCGAGATCAACAAACAGCAAATGGAACTGGAAGAAAAAAAGACGATGGCCAAAATCTCGCAGGATCAGCTCAAGCTCGAAGCCGAAATCATGATGAAACGTGAAGAATTGGCGGCGAAGATTGGCATTCAGCAGGAAGAATTTAACAACAAAATTATCACTCAGCAGGTGCTAAATGGATTTGCAGGAACAGGCGCATAACGCTATTTCAAGAGCCGAGCAAGCCGAGTATTTAATCAACCATCCGCTATTCGACGGTTTATTCCGCGAACTAGGCGAAGTTTATAACGATGCTTGGTTTAACACCCAGGCGCATGAGCATCAAAAAAGAGAAGATTTATGGCGAAGAATGCAAGTACTGAAACACCTGAAGCAGCATTGCTTGACGATACTGCAAACGGGCAAGTCAGCGTCGGAAGTGCTGAATTCAATGCCTTGATGGCATGGATCGATGAGCTGGAAGCTAAAGACCCCACGATTCGAGTGCATCAAGTTTTGACCAAGTACAGAGAGGCTCCTGACTACATCAGGGTGCGCTACAGCTACCCAGAGGTGAAAGTGGCTGAAATGTCGGGCTATGCGAAGGGCGATGGCTCTATCGTGCTTTTTGGCCCAAAGTAATTACTTAACCAGCGTCGTGATGACGCTACTTTCCTTGCGAGGATTTAAAGATGGAAGAAGCTACCCAGCAATTGGATGCTCCACTACAAACGGAATCGCCAGCGGTTGAAAACCAAGGCAACGATGATGCAGCGTTATTGTCTGCATTCTTAACGGCACAAGAACAAGCCGACGACCATTCTGATTCAGAAGCCGGAAATCCTGCTTCCCAAGCGGATGAACAGAATCAACAGCCGTCTGATGTTTTTACCGTCAAGGTGAATGGCACTGAAAAGCAAGTAACACGCGATGAATTGATTGCTAATTTTCAAAAAGGCGAGGCTTCTAACCAGCGATTTGAAGAAGCCGCGAACTTGAGAAAAGAAGCCGAGGCGTTACGTGAGAATTTTCAAAGCCAGCAGTACGCTTTACAAAATGCGTTGAACAACTTTCAACAGATTGCACAGCAATGGGCGTCCGAGGGCCAACCCAACTGGCAAGAGTTGCTGGATAACAACCCGCATGAGTATTTGCGTCAAAAGGAAATGTGGCAGGCCAGAAGCGAGCAAGTCCAAAAAGCCCAGGCCGCACAGGCTTACCTGCAACAACAGCAGCAACAACAGCAACAGGTCTTTATGCAGCAGCACTTGCAGCAAGAAAGCCAAAAGCTGTTTGAGTTGATACCAGAATGGAAAGATGAGGGGAAACGGGTATCGGAGGAAAAAGATTTGATCGATTTCCTGACGAAGCAAGGCTATAGCCGAGACGACCTGATTAACCTCAATCAATCCAGAGCCTCGAACATTAAGCTCGCGATTGACGCAATGCGTTATTCAAAGCTGGTGGAGCAGGCTAAACAATCTGGTAAGCGTGTGCAAGGGTTGCCACCCAGAGTAGAGCGACCAGGCGTCGCAACCAATCAGTCGGGAAGCCGTGAGGCTTATAACCGACTAGGAAAAACCGGTTCACTCGATGATGCAGCCGCCGCTTTTGCGGAGCTTTTCGGGTAACCACAACCACTCGCCGAGAGGCGACATATTCCCAAGCAGGAGAAGTTAAATGGCCATTGTTACAGGCACCTATCAGACCTTTCAAGCGAAAGGTATTCGCGAAGATTTAACCGATATCATCTATCGAATCACACCGACTAAAACCCCGTTTTTGTCAGCGATTCCTAAAGTCAAAGCGACTAACACATTCCACGAATGGCAAACTCAAGATTTGGCCGCAGTGAGCGCGAATGCCCAAATCGAGGGTGATGATGTTACCTCGTTTGGCGCAGTCACACCGACTGTTCGTCTGGGTAATTACACTCAAATTTCAACCAAGAACGTCATCATCTCAGGCACCAACCAGGCGGTAAAGGCGGCGGGTCGCAACAATGAGATGACCTACAATCTTAGCCTCAAATCTGCTGAGTTGAAGCGTGATATGGAAGCAGCCCTTTGTTCTGCTGCCAATGGTGTAGCAGGCGCGGTTTCTAACGCGACCACTTCAGCGACTCATGCCGGTTCAACCTCTGCGGCGCGTTATCTGCGCGGTTTGGAAGGCTGGATTGCCACGAACGTTGACCTTGGCGCAACCGGTGTGGCTCCTGTGTATACCATGGGATCATGGGCGGCACCGACCGACGGTACAGCTCGTGCATTTACCGAGTCTCAGTTGAAGAACGTGTTGCAGTTGGCCTACACCCAAGGGGGTGAGCCAGACATGATCATGGTAGGCCCAAGTCAAAAGCAAACCTTCAGCACTTTTACCGGTGGTAACACTCGTTTCGACAAGTCAGAGGATAAAAGCTTAACCGCAGCGGTTGACGTCTATATCAGCGATTTTGGCACATTGCAAGTGATGCCAAACCGCTTCCAACGTACCCGCACCGCTTTCGTGTTGGAGACTGAGAAATGGGCATTGGCAACTTTGCGTCCTTTTGAAACCGTTGACCTGGCGAAAACTGGCGACGCTGACAAAAAGTTGCTCACTGTTGAGTACACACTGGAGTCGCGTCAAGAGAAAGCCTCAGCGGCGGTCAAAGACTTGCTGTAAGCCCTATAAGCTGGGGTTAACAGCCCCAGCCTTTTTATTGTCGGGAGACAAGAATGGTTGAAGCCATACAAATTCAGGCATCGGGCGTCACGTTAACGACCAGCGGAACGTCGGCGCGTAATGCCATCCCAAACAACGCCAGCGGCAAAGCGCCGAATTATGTACGTATTCAGGTGACTAACTATGCCTACGTCAAATTTGGTGATAGTGCCGTGACTGCAACAACCAGCGATGTATTGCTATCGCCGAACGAATCAACGGAATTTGCGATTAGCGGTAACACACATATCGCAGTGATTCAGCAAGCGACAGCGGGTGTTGTCAACATCACCCCGTTGGAGAACCTGTGATGCAAGCGGCAGACATGCATACCAGCTTTCATGCCGACACCATGGGCGAGACGTTTGTCGTTCAAAACCAGCAAGACGTTGAGCCGATTATTGAGCATTGCAAGATGTTGAATGATACCGGTGCGGTCGGTGGTAGTGAGATGCGTCATGCCGCGTCATTTCCCATGGTGCTGGTGGAGTCTTACTGTAACCAGCACGGCATCACGTTTGCTGACTGGCTCAAAGACAAGGAACACATCAAACGGATGCTGCGTGATCCTGATCTGAAAGGCTTCAGGATCTGGCAAGGGCGCGTCTGATGGCGATCAGCACTTACTCAGAGCTAGTCTCAGCGATTGGTAATTGGATTCACCGTACCGACCTTGGCACGGTGATCCCCGATTTCATTAGGCTGGCAGAGTCGCGGATGCAAAACGACCTCGATATTCGGCAACTCGATGTGATTACCACGGTAACCACAACGGGCGGAACCAATGTGGTCAGCTTGCCGACGAATTTCAACCAGATGAAAGCGTTGTCAATCACCAGCGGCGGGATTGTCCAGGTGCTAGATTTCTTGCAGCCTGAGATGTTACTGCAAAAGTACGGCAGCCAAAGCAGCACGTTTCCTAGAAGCTATGCGATCAGGGGCAGTAATCTCTTGCTAGGGCCAACCCCAGATGGTGCTTATTCGCTTTCAATGGAGTATCAAGCGACGATCACAGGGCTAACCGTGAGCAACGCTACGAATGACGTATTGACGGCTTACCCAGAGGCTTACTTACATTGTGCGCTGATTTACGCGGGGCAATACACGCGAGATGTCGAGCTAGTCGCAGGCATGGAGCAACTTTATGCCGCCGATGTCACTCGTATCAACGGCCAAAACTGGGCGCAACAAGCCACGATGTCGATTAAAACAGGATAAACCATGGCATTAGAAACAGGCACGTACATCAATGATCTTGTGATCACCAATCCGACCAGCACTGATCCTAAAAGTCAGGGTGATGACCATCTAAGGCTCGTCAAAACGATTTTAAAAAACTCGTTTGCGGGATTCCCTGGCATGGTGATTGTTACCGGCACAGAGGCACAGGGCGCAACCGTCAACGATTACACCGTTACAGTTAGCCCTGCGCCTTCTGCCTACACTGCATCGATGCTGGTGGTATTTAAAGCGACGCATACCAACACGAGCACTTGCACATTGCAGGTTAATGGACTGGGCGCAAAAACAATGCTGGATGGAATGGGCAACGCAATTGGCGCGGGGTTTATTTCAACGGGAGAGGTTGAAGCGGCCTATTATGACGGAGCTAATTTCTATTGCGTCAGCAAACAAACAGCACCGACTCAAGCAAGCACCGATAATTCGGCAAAATTAGCAACCACGGCGCAAGTGCAATCCGCAATTTTGAACGCTTTCGCAAACTCGCCTGTTTTTTCGGGCGTTCCGAGAGCGCCAACAGCGACAACCGGCACAACCGGCACTCAAGTTGCCACCCTTGATTATGTTGTTGGTACTGCTGTAGCGGCAGCATCTGCAAATACCGCACCTTTGTGGGTGAGCGGGACGACGTACAGTTACAACGACGTACGAGTAAGCCCCATAACGTATATTGCATACCGTCGAAAGTCAGAAGGTGGCGGCACAACCGACCCATCTCTTGACGCTGCAAACTGGATTGTTGCCGCAAACATTCAAGCCGTTCCTATAGGCGGCTGTATTTTGATGCTGTATAGCGGTAATGTTGTCAGCGTAAACGGTGTAGATTACCTTAGGTGCGGAACGTTGGCGCTAGAAGCAAGTTATCCAAATTACCCCACAAAGTGGGCATGGAAAGAGCCAGCGGGTTTTACGCCTTTTTATGGGATTGGTGCTGTTGAGCCGCAATTGTCCAGCACTTTTATAAACACAGGATCTCTGCTGTTGTGTATCAACTCAAGCGGTCAAATTGTTTATTCAAGTGATGGCATTACTTGGACGGCAGCAACAGGGCCATCTTCTGTTAATGCTATTACTTATCAAAACAACGTTTTTTGCGCGACACAAAGCACAGCATCAAGCAGAGTAACTTATACTTCTAGCAACGGCACGGTATGGACGACAAATTCAACTGCACTGCCTACCGCAGGTCTGTGGGAAGTGAAATCGGCTAATAATCAGTTTTTGGCGGTTGATAAATCCAACGGTTCTACCGCTGTTGCATATAGCACAAACGGCAGTTCTTGGACGGCTGCGGCTACCGTAGCCCACACAAATAGTTGGAGGACGCCAGCTTACCTCAATGGCTATTGGGTGCTGTTTGACAGCAACAGTACAACGTCCTGCTATAGCTCAACAGGTGCGTCGTGGACATCAATGACCGGCATGCCATCATCACCGTCTTTGCCGCAGTTTTTCGCGGCAAATTCCAATGCGATCATTGGCACGATAAACCAAAACACTACCACGTACGCAGTATCGACAAATGGTACGACATGGACAACAGGTACATTTCCTACGTCTGGCACCTATTATGTAAGACAGACCATTAACGATATCCTGTTTGTTAATATGAACGGCGGAAATTTTTACTTCTCGACAAACGGCACAAGCTGGACAAATACAGGGATAAGTTCCTCAACTTACCCCTATTTGGCATATTTTGGTGGCTCTTATTACGCTTGGGGTAGCGCTGGAACGCCAAAGGTTTCTACTGATTTAATAACGTGGTCTACCTTTCCTTATAACGTTATCGCGACTGCCGCAAACGTAGGGAATTCCACAGTTTTCAATAATTATTTAATCTGTCTCCCTTCATCATCAATACAGGCTCGTGTGATCGATATAGCAACCGTTTATGTCGGCCAAAACACGGCACCGTCTGTTAATCCATTCACCGCCTATACGAGGGCGCAATAATGTACGTGCTTATTCGTAGTGATAATATAGTTGCTGTATCGCAAGAAACCCCAATCAACGCTGTTGCTTCTATAGATGTGTATGATTGCGAGTTTGGCTTAATATACGATCCCCGTCCGTCATCGGGTATTGTGCCAATTCAAATGGATTTTCCTGAAAAGTCATTCAGTGAATATCAGATCATAGACGGTGTTCCTGTTCGGATTATGCCTAAATCTATAAAAGTGCCACATGCGATTAGTCCGAGGCAAATCAGGCTTGCTTTAACTAGCGAGGGATTGAGGGATGTCGTTGAAAGCGCTATTGCCGATGGCTCTCAGGAATTAAAAGACTGGTGGGAGTTTTCACTAAGCTATGAAAGGAATCACCCTTTGATTTTATCCGTAGCAAATCAGTTAGGTGTATCGCCTGAGAAGCTGGACAAACTATGGATAAAGGGCTTTGAGTTGTGAGTTTAGTCAAAATATCAAGCACGGGCGGAACTGGTTTAAACAAAGACTTATCACAACACGAATTGCCCAACAACGCTTGGACGGATGCACAAAACATCCGTTTCCTTGATGGTTACGCTTGGCAATTCTACGGGCATGGTGAGGTTTACAATTCGCCAACCTATGCACCGCAATACCTCATGCCTTGTAATGTCGCAGGGCAACGGTATTGGGTGTATACGACCGCCTCTAAAACCTACGCGGTAACGATTTCGGGTGGCGTGTCTGTTCACACAGACATTACGCATTTGACGCCGCGAACGGGTGTGGTCAACCAGTGGACTGGGACGCTATTGTCAGGTGTGCCGATTCTCAACCCTGGCGATACAACCAACTGCCCAATGGCTTGGAATTTGAGCCTTGCCAGTAAGTTTGTTGATTTGTCGAATTGGCCAGCAAGCACCTACTGCAAAAGCCTTAGAGCCTATAAGAACTATCTAATTGCGCTCAATGTCACGAAGTCAGGCACGAATTACCCTTACATGGTGAAATGGTCGCATCCTGCCGACCCTGGCGCATTGCCTGCCTCTTGGGATCACACCGACGCGACTAAACAAGCCGGTGAGGCCGATCTTGCTGAGGGTTATGATCCGATTGTAGACGGGTTACAGCTCCGCGACTCGTTCATGATTTACAAAGAAGCCAGCATCTGGAGAGCGGATTTTATCGGCGGCAATTACATCTTCAGGTTTGTGAAGATTGCCAATAAATCAGGCGCAATGAATCGAAACTGCATTGCCGACATCGATGGGGCGCATGTGGTGTTGACGAACAATGACGTCATCATCACAGATGGGCAATCGGTCAACTCGGTACTGGACAAACAAACGCGCCGTTGGTTGTTTCAAAACATTGATGTTGATTACTACAGCAAAGCGTTTTGTTTCACAAACCCATTTTTTAATGAGGTTTTCATCTGCTTCCCGTCGATTGGGGCAACCGCGTGTGATAAAGCGATTGTCTACAACTACAAAGACAAAACCGTTTCAATTCGGGATCTGCCGAATGTCAGCCATGCCAATTTTGGGCCGGTTGATAACGGGTTGATTGGCAACTGGGCGCAAGATTCGGCACCCTGGGCTTCAGATTTAACGTTGTGGAATGGCGGAGACTTTGTACCGTCGGCGGCACGTTGCCTGATGGCCAGCGCAAACACCAAACTTTATATGTTAGATGCGTCTAGTTCTTTTGATGGGGTAATCCCGTCGGCATATCTGGAACGTCGTGGGTTATCGTTTGATGCACCAGAAACCATGAAACTGATTAGAGGTGTCAGACCGCGCATTGTCGGCAATACCGGCGACACAGTGCTAGTGACTATTGGTAGTCAAACAGACCCATGGTCTGAGCCGTCATGGGGGCCGCAAATGGCTCATACCATCGGCAGTACGATAGCCAATGATTGCCTGGTGAATGGGCGTTATATCGCTATCCGTTTTGAAACAGGAACCGCTTATCAATGGCGCTTAGATTCGTTCGATGTTGATGTCGAGCCGTCTGGGAGCTGGTAAAATTATTTAAATATTGTCGGGAGACAAAAAAATGGCCGCATTAACGAACTATCTCGAAAACAAACTTATCGACCACATTTTTCAAAGCACCGCTTACACCGGCCCTTCCACGCTGTACATCGCGTTATTCACAGCGGTTACCGATGGCGAAGCAGGCACGGTCACAGAAGTCTCGGGCGGCTCTTATGCGCGCGTGGCCGTCACGGCCAATGCCAGCAACTGGTCAGACGCTACCGGCAACAACGGCACCACCGCCAATGTAAACCCGATCGCCTTCCCCGCTGCCACCGCAGATTGGGGCACCGCAACCCATTTCGGCATCTACGATGCATCAGCCGCAGGCAATCTGCTCGTTTATGCAGCGCTCACCGCCTCCCGCACAATCACCAACGGCTCAACCGCCTCATTCGGAGCCAGCACCTTAACCGTGCAGCTCGATAACTAATGATCAACTCAGCCATCGAGTGGGCGCAGTTAGCTTTGTTCGCCTTACTCGTTGGCGGCGTCTGTGTTTTGCTGGTGACGGTCGCACTGGTCATGGGCCTCGGCTATCTAGCACGGGCGCTTTGGGAATTGGATTTTAAATGGGTGGTGGAATGAACTATACAGATTTGAAAGCAGCGATCCTAGCGACCGCAGAGTGTCAGCCGTACGTTATAACGAACGACATGCCGAAAGATTACGACTACGCCGCAAAAGACGCAGCGATTGCGACCATATTCAACGCAGAGGCTGGAACACGGCTTGTTGAGCGTTTTGAAAATGCCATCGGCATTATGAGTGCAGTGGGCGCGGTGACTGGCGCGGAAATCCTTGAAAAGCTTGATCAAGCGAAAGCGCAAATTCCCGCATTGAAGTGGGCGATGCTGGCGATGGCTAGTGATACAGGTATTAACCTGGGCGATCATGAGACACAGCAGATGCTAGACACCATGGTGACAGCCTCCGTACTGACACAAGCTGAAGCCGATGCTGTGAAAGCGTTAGCTGTGCAGCCTTCATCACTGGCTTATCAAACAGTCGGCCAGCCTATAACTGCTGCTGATGTTTCAATCGCTCTGAGGAATTTCTAATGGCTATTACTCACGTACAAACACAAGTTCTTTGGTCATCAGCCAGCACAGTCACAGTTTCTTCTGCTACTGAGGTTGTCTCTGATGCTATTACGCTAGACTCCACTTGCGTTGCACTTAGTATCCAAGTCAGTGCTGATAATGCAGGAACGCCGGCTTCTGGCGATACGGCTGTATTTAGAATTCAATGGTCAAATGGAGATGTTTTAGCTAATACCGGTGATGACTATGACACTTCTGAACATGCCCAGTATCTAACAACACTCGATACTTATGCGACTAACACCCCTGGTGAAGATCCTGCTAGAAGAACAATCGATGTTCCACCAACTGCTACTAAATTTAAACTAGCGGTTACTTGTGCTAACGCGGCGACTCGGAACGTTGTTGTTGCTGCACGGATAGACGAACAACGAGCAGCGTAATGACTGTTATTGTTCCAGAGAGGAAAGTTTGGAGTAGACAGCCACCTAATACAAGTGCAACAAGTAAAGTTAGCAATGGGTTAGTTTTTGCCTATACGCCAACCGCAGGAAGAATGAACCTGGTAACAGGTGCGCCATTATCTGTTATTGGTACAGTTAGTGATAGAGCGTCAGTAAATGGTTTAGGTTTAAACACCACTGCATCCGCAGATGTATTATATTCAAGTGGGACATTAAATATCCCCGCATCCTCTGGCGTGTCATTTGCCGTAGTTGCTGAAGTTGATAATAACTCAGTTACTAGAAAACGTGCTATTAGATTATCCAACCCAACTAATGGTACAATTTTTCTTCTTGATTTCAGCACATCCGCAGTAGCTCCGGTATCCGTAGCAATACAAGATACCGCTGCTGTATTTGGCTTTAGGGAGCAAAGTAGTTATAACGCTAAACAACTGTATATTGTAGTTGCAACTCATGCCCCTGGACAAATAAACCCAATGATGTGGGTAAATGGGATTCTGGGGGCTCAATTGCCTGTGAACTGTAATGGCACTAGGATGGGCACTATTACAGATATTTATTTAGGTAATAACAACTCTGCTGCTCCATTAACAGGAAAATTATATTCTGCCGCAGTTTGGAACAGGGATTTAGATATTGCGGAAGTCAAATCAATCTCAGAAAACCCCTGGCAAATCTTCGCTCCAAGACGGCAGTTATTTTATTTCAGCAACACTGGTCAAATAGATTTAACAGCAAACGCCACATCAGTTGCAACGTCATCAGGCACACTAGATTTAGCGCAATCACTAAGCGCACAAGCCGCCGCACTCGCCTCTGTCAATGGCGATATTACTCAAACCACACCACTTGCAGGGGATGCATTTAGCAGTGCCTCAGTATCAGGCACGTTAAGCACATCGGGTGGGTTAACGGTTGATCTAGCCAGCAATGCACAAGCCGCAGCGACGGCAGCAGGCGCATTATATTCAGCCATGGCATTGTTAGGCAGTGCGTCAAGCGCATCAACAGCCACCGGTGCGATTGTCGATAAAACACCGCCATTAGCCGGTGCGGCTGTTGCCAGCGCTACCGCATCAGCAACGTTTTACTCAGAACCTAAACCGGTTCCCGCTTATCGATATGCACCAGGCATAGCCCCAACCGAATTACTCCCGCTCGTCACGTTCATCATGACTGAGCTGTACAACATTAAATCAGCATTAGATTCAGTAGCTGATGGGCATTTAGATAAAGTCTATTTGCCACCAACAAAGCCAACTATAGGCGACATACGTTACGCAGACGGCTCAACCTGGAACCCTGGCAGTGGGCAGGGCATTTATTACTACAACGGCAGTATTTGGAAGTTATTGGGCTGATAAATGGCTATTGATAGTGGAAATCTTAGCGTACACATGGTGACTGATGATTCTGAGCTGTATGCAATTTGGCCTAGAATTAGCGATGGCATTAATCTGGTTAAAAAGCGATGCAAAGGCGTATTTTATCGGCCTGAAGATGTTTATCACGCAATTAAATCTAATCAAGCGCAGTTATTAATAGGTGTTATTGCTAAACAATATCAAGGCTTTGCCATTATAAAAAGCGCAGATTATCCCGATGGAAAAGGGCTGCATATTTGGGTAATGCATAATGCAGGCACTGATAAGCAATTTGTAGACAATTTTTTTGAGGCGATTGCTGAGATTGCACGTTTGAGTAATGTTATTAGGGTTTCATATTCATCTAGTCGAGAAGGCTGGGGCAAGATATCTGAAAAATGCGGTTATAAGCGCACGGCCTCAGTGCATTACTTTGAAAAAGAAATTTAAACATTTAGTTTGTCGGGAGACATTATATGAGCGGCGGAAGTAGCGCACCATCAAACACTAGCAGCACTACAACGACAATACCTTGGGGGCCAGCAGGGAGACGGTTGTCTAATGATAATTCTGTTTATGACCCCAGTTCAGGGATGTATCAACTCAAAGACGACGCCAAAGGGCCAATGAGTTTGTTTGGTCAGTTGTCGAATTTTGCAAATCAATATGGAGGCCTGACAGAGCAAGAGCAAAACTATCTGAATTCATATCAACAAAACATCGATACGAATCGGTCTAACTTGATGGATTTCGCCTTCAACCAGGCCGCAGGTTTGCAAGGCAAGTTAAACAACGGCACTTATGATCCTCGGTATCAAACCCAGGCCTATACAGCAGGCGCGAACACGGCAGACGCGAACACGGCAGACGCGAACACGGCAGTCGCGGCGTTAGCGAATGCTTACACCGGTAATATGATAAACGGGAGGGCTGCACAGGGCGTGCTTGATCCAACCAATTCGATGCTTAGTTTGCTATCTGGTCAGCCTGATAATCCGTACCTTAGCGCAATGAACCAGGGCAACATCAATCAAGCTCTGAGAGGCTATGATGATGCCCTTAGTAATTTTACACAGCAGGTGATCCCGTCGATTAACAACGACGCATTTGCCGCTGGTCAATATGGCAGCAGTCGCCAAGGGGTGGCTGAAGGTCTAGCCGGACAACAGATGTTGCGTAATGCGCGTGATTTAGGCATCGCTGCGATGGACAGCGGCAATCGATTGTTTGGAGGGGCGTATGAAAACGCACAAGGCAGAAAGGCAAGCACAGCGCAGAGTTTGAATGACCAAGCGTATGGCATGGAGCAATTCAATGCAGGTCAGTTTCAAGACATCAGCAAATTTAACGCAAATCAATTGCAAGACATCAGCAAATTCAACGCCACCAATTTGAATAACATGAATCAGTTCAATGCGGGGCAGTTGCAACAGAATAACCAATTCAACGCCACCAACCTGAACAACATGAATCAGTTCAATGCGGGGCAGTTGCAAAACAACGACCAGTTTGCCGCTAATCTGGACATGCAGCAGAAAGAGATGGCAAAACAGAACGCATTGCAGGGCTTGCAAACGCTCAATGATGCGAATAGCAATTTGTGGAGCGCACAAGATCAATTGTTTGCCACCCAAATGAACAATGCAGCGATGCCGATGAATCGTCAGATGGACATGCTTAACGCACAAGCAGGGGTGTTTTTGCCTGGTGCAAGTTTAGGCGGGGCGACTACGCAAAGAACGCCAATCTATAGCAACAATGCTGGAAACATTCTTGGTGGCCTTGGTAGCGCGGCTGGTTTGTTGAGCATGATCAAGTGAACAATCTAGCCAAAGCGGGGAACATGCCAGATATCTTGGCGGCAGAGGAAATTCTTAAAACCATGCCTCCGGCAAAGCTCGACCTTGAGCATTATGTGATTCCTGGGGTGTATTGCAGAGTCTTGCATATCCCAGCCGATACCGCAGTGACGGGGAAGATTCATTTAAAACAACACATATCAATTCTGGCGAGCGGCGAACTATATGTTGCTGATGGTGAGACATCAAAGCACATCAAGGGGCCGCTAGTGATGATTGATAAGCCAGGTATAAAGCGGTTTGTAGTAACCGTGACGGACTGCACTTTTATAAACGTGTTAGCCACAGATAAGACCGACATAGACGAGATAGAAGCGGAATGTGTTGTGGATAATTTTGACGAATTTGAAGAAAAAATGAAGTTACTGGAGGTTTGAAATGTCATTTGCAGCAATAGGCGCAGCATTAGGAATCGGCGGGTCTTCTGCGCTTGGTGGCGCAGCAGCAACCGGCATAGGCGCAGGGTTAGGTACGGCAGGCGCAGGCGCATTAAGCGCGGCGATACCGTCAACATTTGCAGGACTAGGCGCAGGCGCATTAGGCACAGGCGCGGCGAGTGGATTGGCCTCAGCAGCTCCGATGGGGTTAGCGGGGGCATCGTCAGGTGGGCTATTGAGCGCACTCACTCCAGCGTTTGCAACGGGTGTTGGGTCAGTAGCAGCACCGGAGATGATCGGCGCAGGCATGGGCGCAGCGTCGGGAGGCTTCCTGCCATTATCGATGACGACACCGATTATGGGCGCATCTTCACCCATGCTAGGGGCAGGTTTAGGTTCTTCAGGCTTGCCACTTGGCAAAATAGCCAGCGGTTTAGGCTTGGCATCAAACATGATGAACAAACCGCAGCAGCAGGTACAACCCGCACCCGCACCCAGAACCGGCGGCGGTCAGTTTACGCCCATTCAGATGAGACCTTTGGTCAGGAGGTAAACAATGGGATTGCTTGACTCAATATCAAACCTCAAATTCGAGCCCAATCCGGTGGGAATGGGCTTGTTAGGCTTGGGCGCTAGTATGCTGCAAGCCTCAAACAATCAACGTGTGCCGATTGGCTTCGGGCAACTGCTTGGCAGTGGCTTAGAAGGCTTTAGCAGTGGTGCCAATAACTATCTGGCGCAGCAGATGGCCTTGCAAGAGATGGCCGATAAAAAAGCACTTCAAGACGCGCAGATTGCACATTACCAGGCGTTGAACCGTAAAGCTGAGAATGGGGCTGATCCTTATTACCAAGTCATGGAAACCAGCAACGGCCTATATCGATTTGATGCGCGTACCGGCAAGTATGAACCGCTTACAAACAACGGTGTGCCGTTGATGAAATCAGCGTCTGACCCACAGCAACAAGCGGCGATTACGCTTGCCCAGGAGCTAAACAAAATCAATCAACAAAAATTGGGTGATGGTCGTGAAGTGCCGATGATAAATTCAAAAGCACTGGGGTTGACGGGGGGCAATACACAAACCATCGCACGGTCGTTAATGCCTGCGTTAGCATCGGTGGAATCAGGAAATAATCCGAATGCGGTGTCATCTGCTGGGGCTAGAGGCACTTATCAAATCATGCCTGAAACAGCAAAAGACCCAGGCTTTGGGGTTACGCCTTTGAAAGACGGATCAGAAGCAGAGCAAAAACGCTTTGCCCAAGATTTGCTTGCTGCCTATACAGATCATTTTGGCGGCGACATTAACAAAGGTTTGCAGGCATACAACATGGGGCCAGGCAATGTCGAAAAAGGCAATAGCAATCAAGAATACGCAAACAAGGTTATGACAGCGGCAGGGCTAGGCCAATCAACGGCTGATAAAGCGAAAGCCGAGCAGGATGCGCTTACCAAGGCATCTATTGAGCGCGAAACGGCAAAGGCTCAGATTGATAATCAATCTATGGCTGAAAAAGCAAAAAACGAAAGCATGCTAAAAGCGCGAGACTTATTGCCTGGCATCCGTGACCAAGCCGGTAACATGATGTCTAATATCGATAAGTTGCTATCAGATCAGGCGCTAGAAAGCGTCGTGGGCAAACCAAACTGGATGCAATCCGCATTTCTTAATGGTTCACCTCAAGCAAACTTCAAGCAACTTTTTCAACAAGTTACGGATCAAAGCTATCTGGCAGCGTTCCAAGCTCTTAAAGGGGCTGGCGCAATCTCTGACCAAGAAGGCAAAGCGGCAAGCAATGCAATGGCAAGGTTATCAACGGCAACTTCTGTTGATGCGTTTAAAGAAGCGGCAAATGATCTTAAAAAAGTTCTGAAGTCATCTGTTAATCGTGCTTATGACATGGCGCAAGGAAAACAATTTGATCCTGAAGAATTAAACAACAGACCAGATTGGTTAAATGACAAGCCATCGCAGCCAAAAATACGCCGCTGGAACCCTGAAAAAGGAGTGCTTGAATGATTGTTGAAATTCCAGGTGAAGGGCAGGTTGAATTCCCAGATGATATGAGTGATGCGGATGTTACCGCAGCCATCAAGAAGATAACAGCGCAGCCACTTATCAAGAACCCAGCGATCCAACAAAATATCAGGATGGCAACGAACATGGTGTCGTCGGTGCCGGAGTTTTTAGTTGATTTGCCATTCCAAGCAGGTAATTGGGTAGGCAACAAAATCAATAGCGCAATCGGCAACTCACCCTATACAGGGACTGGCACACCTGTCGGTGATGCCAAACGAGAGTTTCTAAAATCAATCGGCGTTGATGCTAATACGACAGGCAAAACCGAGGATGTGGTTCAAGCGGGCTTGAATGCGGCCATGGGTGGCGGTACAGCGATGAAAGGTGTCCTGAATGGCGCATTGCCAGCAAGTTCAGCTTGGGCAGCAAAACCGGTCGCTCAAGCTGCTGGCGCTATGACGGGCGTGATGGCTCAGGATTACGCAAAAGAATCAGGTCTACCAGAGTGGGCGCAAATCGGCGCAAATGTCGCCGGCAATGTTGCAGGCTCCAACGTTGCAGGCATGGCCGGAGGGGTTGGCAAAGGCGTTTTATTTGGCGGGAAGGCATTATTGTCTGACGCCGAAAAACAAGCGATTGCCGCCAGGGCATTTTACAACCAGGCGAATAATCCAGATTTGGCAATTGAGCGATTACAAAACCCAAATCTACGCACAGAGTTTTTAAAAGGCAGTAAGCCGATTACGGCTGAAATCACTCAGGATGCTGGCATATCAGGACTCAACAAAGGGTTTGGGGGCAATCAAATCGCCACCAGTCTAGGGCTGGATCAGATCAATAACAACCGTTATGCCGACATCGCTAATGCGGCCAATGCAGCAATGAATGCTGCCAACCGTCGTGTTCAAAAAGGCGGCACAGACATCCTAAATCATTTGGAAAACATCAAAGGCAAAGCGTATGACAAATTTGCTGACGGCAAAGATTTGCTAACTACGCCAGTTGATGTGTCGCCCGTTTTAAGTGAAATCGACACGCTAAAAGCGAATTATGCGGGAAGGACTGGCGTCGAGAAATTCTTGAACAAAACAGAACGAAACTTGATGCCGGATGGCAACCCAGTGCAGCCATTCAGAAGAATTTGGAATGCACGGCAGGATATTGATGAAAAGATTTACGGCATAAAGTCAGATTACACCAAAGCTCCAACGCTGAAGAATACTTATGACTCAGCGGGTAAGCAAATACGAACATCGATAAACGATGAATTGAAAGCGGTAGACCCTGACTTTGAGCCTTTTTTGCGGCGTTACTCAAAGGCGCAGCAATACGGTGATGCGATCCGTACCGGTAGATCATTACAGAATCAAATTGAAATGACACCAGTGACCGCCGCGCAGAATGCGGATGATGTGGTAGGTGTAAATCGGTTAAGCCCTGCCCAGGCCAGAAAAATCAATGATCGATTGACAGACCTAGCCGGTAATGACAGCGCACTGGCTGGCATGTTGACGCCCAGGCAGACCAAAACATTCAAGAACGTACAGAATGAACTTGAGCGGTCATTAGGTCTTGAGATACCACGAACAGGCGACTCAATTACTGCCAACATTCTGACCAGAGGAGGGCTGTTATCCAATGACATCCTCGATAGCATTATCGGCGCACAAAAAGGCGATAAGCCTGGTTTACTGAGGGAAATTGGCCAAGGGGTTGGTATTTTGGGCAACAAGATTGGGCTGGCTAACCCGCTAGAACGTGAGGTGCTGCGTCACGTAGGTAATGCCGCAATCAATCCTGATTACGCTTTACAGTTGCTCGAATTGGGCCGGAAAACGGCAAGAGGGCCGCTAGATGTTAAAAAAGCCTTACGTGATCAAAGCGGAGCAGGTTTGATTGGTTCTTTATATGGCAGCTTGAAATGATTAACAGCCGAAAATTAGACGATTTACATCCACTGGTTGCCGATTTATGCAGCCAGTTTATTCAAAAGTGTGATGAAGCCGGTATCGATGTCATCATCACTTCAACCTATCGGGATCATGCCTCACAACAGGCACTTTATGACCAAGGCCGAACAACGCCAGGTAAAAAAGTCACGAATGCCAAGCCTGGACAATCGTTTCATAACTGGCGCGTTGCTTTTGACTTTGTGCCGGTCGTTAATGGCAAGGCACAATGGAGCGATACCGACACATTCACCCGATGCGGCGAGATAGCCGAGTCACTCGGTTTGGAGTGGGCAGGCCGATGGAAAAGCTTCAAAGAGCTGGCGCATTGCCAATACACCGGCGGTCTAAAGCTGGCCGATTTCAATGCCGGTTTGAACCTTTCGTGACCGGTAATGTACGTTTTTAATGTACGTTTAGCTGAAAACCATTAAATATCAGCCAAGAAAAAGGGCCTTTCGGCCCACTTCAGGCCAGCAATGCCAAGGTTTACGCGGCTTTGCGTACATTAAGTTGCGTAAATCTTTTTAAATCCGGTTAGTAATGTCTGTTTTTATGTACGTTTTTTTTGCGGACATTATACGGCGGTATCAACCAAACCGCTCGACCGCTTTAAGCCCGTACTGATCCTCACCGTCTGGCATAAACCTCGCGTAATGTTTGAGCGTGGTCGTCACCTGGCTATGTCCCATTTGTTTTGCCAGCCAGTTTATATTTTCGCCAGCCGACAGCATGAATGACGCAAAAGTGTGTCGGGTTTGATACGGGTTGCGGTAACGAATGCCTGCGCGTTGCAATGCACGTTTCCAGTCTCGCCATATTTGTTCGGCTCCGTCATAGGGCTTGCCGTCTCGCATGAATATCTCTTTGCCCAGGATAAACGTTTCAGCTTTTTGCTGCTTTAGTGCATCCAGGGCAGGGGGTAACAGCTTGATGTCCCTCGTGCCGGATGTCGTTTTGGTCGTTTCGGCTTTGCTGGCGTCTTGTGTCTTGGCCTTATTGATTCTTGCAACACCTCGGATGAAATCAATATCGCCCCACTCTAACGCGACCAGTTCACTGGTGCGTAAGCCTGTCCAGATTGCAAACTGGCAGAAATGTTTGAATGATCCGCTTAGGCTATTTAGTAGCGTCTCGACTTCCTCTTTTGTCAGCGGGTCAACGTGATCCTCTTTTGGTGGCTCGATCTTTTTGAACGTGAAATTCGTGAGCGGGTTGGTGTCGATAATTTCGTCATCTACCGCACATTCAATAGCTTGTCTAAGCGCAGACACCAGCTTGCGTATTTGGCGATTACCGCATGTCAGTTTCTCGCAGTATTCGCGCACATGCCTGCGCTTGATGTCGGCGATCTTCATCTTGCCAAATGCGCCATCCAGTTTCTTGGTGGTCGTCGTCAGCGTGGCGTAGGTACTGGCTTTTGATGTCTGCTCGGTGCGATCCAGCAGCACTTTCAGCCAATGGCCGACTGTTTCATTGTCGGATAATGGCGATTTTACTTTGAAGCGTTTGCTGTTCGGGAATGAGGCTTGATAATCAAATGCGCCTATTGCAATTGAATCAATAATCTCATCCCGAAACAGGGCTAATCTTCTAAGATTGGAAGGCGTGGGCTTGCACTTAACACGCTCCCTGCATCGCTCTCCTTCATACTGGAATTCGATTTCGATGCTAGATTCTGACGCCGCTTTGACGCCGCTTCCGTTTCGTGCCATTTATCCCACCAGCCAAGATTGATCAGGTATATTCGATCAGATAGCTTACGCCAAGCAATGTTTTCCTTCCAGCTATCATTACGACAATGCCTGAGCGCATAGTCCCGATGGATGCCGGTAAGGTCTGAAAACTTATCTACGGTTACCCAGTTTGTCATCTGCTCACCTCGTTCTGACGCTTAAACATAATCGCTTCTTCAAGTGTGTGAAAATAATGCCGTCTTATTCGCGTACCCGCGTAACGTTGGACAGTTGAGTTTACGAAATATCTGTCTTTGTCTTTATAAACACCCTGAACCCCACTAGACGGACGAGTCTTCATGATTGCTCCGTCTCTCTTTATTGCGTCGTTTTAACTCTCGATTTATAAAGGTCGATTCGCGTTGACTGGTGTCGGCTTGGCGACGGTGCATCGAGCTTAAATAGTGCAATTGCTCATCGGTAAATATCTTGTACTTGTCTAACAATTGACTAGGTGTCATTCTGCCTCCATGACTTTTTGAGAGAGCATTGCGATAGTGTTTGACAGTTGATCAGAGAGATAATCCGGCAATTTGTAGCTGATGACGCCCACTGCTTCAAGGGCGGCCAGTAGCTTTAGTAACTCAATCATTTCTGATTTGGTCATTTGCCGACCTGCTTGTTTAATTGAGTGTCATGCTTTACAGCCAGCATCATGTCAGCATATTCATACGCCGTCGTGCATACGTCATGCGCTGCTGCTTCGAACGTATCGTATTTAACGTCGCCATTACTGGCAAGAATCCCTTGAAGGGCTGCGGCTGCAAAGTAATCCCTTAGGCCCATGCCTGCATGTCGCAGCGATAACCCTGCTTCTGTGCTATCGAGTATTGGGAATGCGGGTTCAAATTCTTTCATCACTCCCCCTTGATTTGGATTTATCACTTACGTTTATCTCCAATATTTTGGAGTTACTACCTATCCCAAGCACTGGAATCATTCGTACATTAGCTAAACAGTGCTTAAACGAGTCTTCAATGGTACGTGTCAAATTGATCGTTCTATCTGCCGCTACACGTTCTAACTTTCTGATCCTTTCTTCTAGCGCGGCGTTTTTGCGTTTTTGTTTTTCGAGTCTGCGTAGCAGTCTTTTGTACTCAAGTTCCCAATTCATTCCTCACCTCTCAAAAACTGTTTAATCTCGTCATCCGTGAGTGGGGTTGCAATGTGCCATTCGTCGGAGATAGATTCATAAAGTCCATCACGTACCCCTTTGATGATGTCGATAACTGGTTCAAATCGATCATGGTTTCTAACCCAGCACAACACCCCGTGTGGCGGGATGTTTTCGTACCAGGGCTTTGGTTGGTGTTTGATGCGGTACTCGCGTGTAATTGCGTAAGGTGGTATATCCTGGGCAAGGTCAGTCCATTCCCCATTGTGCTTCACTTCAATAGCAGTGCCTTCAGCCCAAGCATGCAACAAATCAGCATGTTTATGTCTCATTCATCAGCCTCGTCAATATAAAAGCCATCACCAAAAATCAGCGGAATAGGGTCGTAGTTTTCGCCCTCGATTTCTTCGATTTGCTTTTGAAGGTCAATTAAGCGCTTATAGAGCGCGGAGACTTCTTCGTATTTTTGTTGGCCTTCTGTAAGAAGCGCATTGTGTAATCGTTTTAAATCGTTCAGTTTCATCTTTTATCCTTTGATTTCTTGAGAATCTTGTCTCGTTTATCCTGGCAGGTAGTGCAACGTTTCTTTGTCCTGCTCATCGTTGTTTCGGTCGCCTTGCAATCCAGGCAGGTGTATTTGCGCTTTGATAACGAATCATTCCACGACACCAAACACCTCCGGTGCTATTGACTGAAGTTGACGCTCAATTTCAACAGCCACATCGTAGACTTCGCTTTGCGCTGCTGGAATCTTGCGTAATCGGATAAAGTCGCGCCATGCCTGTAAATTGCCTGTTGCGTAAAGCGCTGTTTCCTGAGCTTGCGGCAACACAAACCGCGCATCCTGTTTGGTAATTCCAGCCTCTCGCATTTTCTGGTAAAGCAGTCGGCTCTTTTCGATGTGTTTTCCATATTCGTAGGAAAACAGACTGTGATCAATCGCATCCGGTACATGAAAATCAGCTTCTGACTCGTCGCAATACCTTGATGACCTGACCAGGTAGTCAAGGTGCTTTGATCGGGTTAACTGAGCTAGGCACACGCGGCTGATGCCATCAATGTGAAAGGTGGCATAAGCAAACCGCAGCGTCGAAAGATGGCCCGATTTAACGCAGTGCGCGGCTCGTTTAGCGTTGCTTTCGCTGTCTGTCTTAGCGTCGTAGCAGATGGACGCAAAGCGACCAATCTTTTGCACGGGGTTAATCGTGTGATCGACCAGACTAATCTTCATGCGGTCACCCACTGGCTGCAAATAAAGCTTTTAAACTCAGGTCTAAGTTTGAAGTCACTAGCCGGTACAGGCCAATTTGCTTCGTTTTCTTCCAGCTCCTCTTTTCTAGACTGACGAAACATCGCAAAGAATGTTTTCAGTTCTTCGGGATCGTACAGTTCAAACCGTCTTGAGTGTATTGAGTAGTAAGCCACTGGCTTAGGTGCGTCTATTTGATCCAGCAAAGACTTAAACATTCTTTTATCAATTGATATCAATCTAAAGGCTTCTGTTCTATTGATCAGGTGATTAGGTTTTTTTTCAAAATGAATCATTTAATCCTCACGCTCATGCCTGACTCAATCACAGCACCGGGGCAACCCCCAGCAGCTTTGATACCTGCCTTATCGACTGTTATTTCTGTCTTTGTGCGCCAAAATTCTTCTGGGATCATGTTTTCGTCAATGATCTTTACGGCTGGTGGTGTATTAGCCAGCTTGACGCTGATTTCTGCGTTTTCTACCTTTAAATGATCAATTCTGAGCATGTTGTTTTTTAAATAGTCACGCAGCCAAGCCGCTTTTTGTTCTAACGCTTTCGCTCTTTCTGCTTGTTTCTTGGCCACGGCTTTGATGCCTTCAGCGTCGTGATCCAGCATGACAATCATCTTAGCCACGCTAATGATTTTGTCGTCGATTTGACCATCCAGACCTTCAAGCGTATCTAGTGTGGTTTGGGTATCGATGTCGTTTTCTGGATCGGTTAGAAAATCCATTGCAGCAATGTAATTTGCTGATAATTGATAGAGTGCTGTCATTACGCTGCTTCCTGTAGTTTGTTTTTCATAGCGTCTTTAACGCTGGTAAGCGATGATTTGTATTCTTTTGGGATGGATTGCCACGCCGTTGAAAGCTGCTGCAAGTCTGCCACGCTGGTTAATAGCGCTTCAAAGTCGGCTTGTTTCATAGCCGGTTGCTGATCGATGGCATCATGCTCGACAATTTCAAACGCCAGCATCCAAAGATAACGACGCATGTAGGTGTGCAGCGACCCAAGGCATTGAATGGCATTAGCGCCCTTTACGGTTGCGTCTGCGGTGGGCGAGTAAAAGACAATCTTTTGCTCACTTTCGGTGTCAAATATGATTAATTCAGCTTGTACGTCTGAAAAGGACATCGCACCACATAAGCCCACATCAAGCATGATGCGGTTAATGTGCGGCATGAAATCGCCCAGTTCAAAATATTTGTATTTGCTGTACGTGTTGACACCGCTTTTAGTCATTTCGACCTTTTGCAGCTCAACCCGTGCTTTTTGTAATTTTAAGTAAACGCTCATAGCCATTGTTCCCTAGCATATTGATTTGAGTAGGCATCGATATAAGCCTGATGTGTGCTAACCGGCTTGATGCCGTGCTTGCAATGAAAGCGACCTAAAGAAGCCATGCGACGTCGAGCCATTTTCATGACAATTGTTTCTTGCTCGGCTTGATTGCGCTCAATCCACATATCCATTGCAGCCTCTAATCCTAATTGATGGGCGTATTCGTCAATTTGTCTTGATACGTGACAGTAGTTCATTGCTGTTTCACCGTGATTTTTTTGACTGGATGAATAAAGCCCCAAGATTTCGCGTCTTTAATTGCAATTTCTTTGGCTTTGATTGCGTCGTCAATTGGCAGCGTCACGCTAAATGACGGGCCTTTTCTGTAATTGATTTCAACGTAGATCATTTCGCCTCCGCCACGTAAAAAACGTGGTTTTCGATGACTCGCGTCACGTTTCCTGGCTTGTGAGGTTTTGTTCCTGTGTTCCAGCTATCAGCACCTTTTGCAATGCTGTTGCTTGCCGATGCCATGATTGAAGCCGCAAGGGCTTTGTAATACTGCATCATGCCGATTGGTGGCTTGCGTTTTGTGACGCCGTTTATTTGGCAAATAGATACGTTTTGCTTGGCTGCTCTATTCAAAGTCGCCTGACCAATAGCCACTAGACCTTCTAACGACTCGCCTCTGGCTTCTGAGTGCATGACTTTTACAAGGCAGTCAACTTCTGACCTTGACGCAGCGTGAGCGGTTGCCATGCAGGCTAGTAAAATCACCAGCGCTCTCATTTGTTTGCACCAAACACAAACATGGATGCGCTTTTGTAAGCACCGATCCAGGTCGAAGCCATGAAGGTGATGATTTCGCCTTTGTGGTGGATATTTGCGTAATACATGCCGCCTGCCATTTTCTTAATGCTCATGATTGCTCTCCAGATAATTAAAAACCTTGCCTTGCCTTGCTTTGCCGCGCCGCGCCGGGCCTTGCCGAGCCATGCCGCGCCGTGCCCTTCACCGCCCGGCCACTCCATGCCGTTCAATTTGGTGTTTCCACCCGATAGCAGACTCGTCGAACCCACTACCGGCTGAATCAACAGCTCCTTGCCTTGCATCGCCCAGCCTGGCCCAGCCGCGCCCCGCCCCGCCATGCCTCGTCTTGCCGGGCCGTTAAAAAACTACTTCCATTCAGAAACTACAAACTTGCCAAACACTCCGCGAAACGTACCCAAACCAATCGCCAAGCCACCTTCTTCAATAAGGTTTTTGATTTCGGCTTCTTTGATTTCTTGGTTTGGGTAAATCGTGAGGTTGAATTTCAACGCCCAAGGCAGTGGCAATACCGGGCGCTCTTTTGGATTTGGGATGCCTTTCTCTAGCCTGGCAACTGATCGATGTAGATAAATGCCGCTTTTAGCATCGACAGAATCACCAAATGTTCCGACTTCAATTGGTTTTTCGTCGCGTATAAATTCAATATCTTGTGTCCCGTCAGTCGCCGTGATCGACACGAAACTCAAGCAAGCGTTGCAAATGTCTTTGTAAGCGCGTTTGTCTCTCAGTCGTTTGGGCGCTGAGTTCGTGTTGTGTGCGCTCAAGAAAGACGACAGGTTTACAGTCGGTAAAACCAATCGGTTTGAGTTGGGTTTGAGATATATTTTGTCTTGCCATGATAGTTTTGTTTTGTTGTCGCCAGCGTAACGGTCAAACATGATTGGTTGCAGTCCTGTCAGCGTTACTTGTCTGGTAACGACTTCCAGTCTGGTGTCTGATGCTGTATTTGTTTTTGCCATTGTCTTTACTCGTAAAAAATGATTGCCTTGCCAAGCCCTGCCTTTCCGCGCCATGCCTTGCCGTTCCCCGCCATTCCCGGCCAAGCCACGCCCCTGTGGTAACTAAAGTCACCTAGTTAGCCACTCAATGAATGGTTAGCTGGCTTATTCAGCCCTTGCCTTGTCTCGCCTTGCCATGCCTCGCCGCTCCCTGCTTGGCCCCTAAAATTCACATAAGTTGATCACCCAAGCACTTGACTTGAGGTTCCGAACAAGCCTTGTTTTTGTCCTGCGGTATAAGCGTCCGCAATCCAGTTACACTGCTAGAGTCTTGTTAACGCAGCTCTAGGACTGCGGCTTGGGCGATCAAGTAAGCCTCTTGGCTTAATTCATCACCCAAAAAAAACACCGCGTCCCTGCGGCAAGTTGGTCTGAGAGC